GGGACCCCACCAGTGTCACCTGGTTATTCCCTCCGCCGCAATGCGCTTAGACGACGCCTAAAATATCGTTGGGGAGAACATATTTGACTATGTCCCCCTTAATAAGTGATATGGACTGATACAGAGGTCAAGCTGTATCCCTAAAGTATTGTTCTTACGGGATCCCTGAATGGGCTAAAGACCATTGCCCTCACGTAGCTACAGTTCTACGACAGCTTACAAAAACCGCTTCTCACTTAAGAGACCGCCTCTGGTCTTATCAGATTTGGTACGGGGAAAGGCTATTCGCATAGTACTTCTCGTGTTCAGGAGCTTTATCAGCAAATTAAAATCCCACATTTTGAGGGAAACGTGTCAGGGAAATTGATGATCATATCTTGATTATTCTGGATCCCTTATTAGGGATACCCTTTCACCCCTTCGGGTTACCAGGGTCATCAATTTTTAATACGAAGTAGGCACTACTGTTGAAAGTAGTACCACCGTGCTACGGCCGGAGTCCTATCCACCTGATCCTAACTTACATAGGCTAGCTGTTATGCTGTTGTTGTCTACCTGCTACGACATTACTCGTACTACTTAGGTAACCTGCATTCAGTCTGGTCGCACGCGTTCACTGTGAATGACGCTTCGTATCATTCTCCCATCATTATAGATGAATAGGTCATCACTGACCTGATAAAAGAGTTCGGTACCCTAGTGGTCTAGGCTTCGTTGTCTAGCTGCTACGGCATTACCCGTACTACTTAGCTATCAACCGACACCACTCAGAGCTCGAGAAGTCTTCGATCGAAGGATGGGTTACCGTTTTGGTTTTCCTCCCGGAACCCCCGGACGTGAGGGAGTCGAATTGTAGGGATCGCCACCTCCAAAAGGTGATGAGGACCCGACAATGTTGAGACCCTTGAATCCAGGAATTTTCGAGAAGATATCGGCTACGGTAAGCCCACTTCCAGCTTTGGGAGAGGACTGCACTTTCTGGCAACGATGCCATAAATGGAGCCACTGACCAACACTGAACCGAACCGGAGTCTCTTGCCGGATAGCAAAAGCCCCCAATTGGGCCTCTTCATCCATAAACCATTTCTCCATAGGGGTGTTTTCCCCTAAGAATTGGTTCAGACGCTCTACCCCAGAATCCACCCGATCTGGTCGGTTCTCTCCACCTTCGTAAGCCCAAAACGGGAAGGATGTTTTAAACCCTCCCGGCTCAAGCCCGTCGGCAAAGAGTTCGTTAACCGAGTCAATCAGTACCTCATCATTATGAGGTTGTGGAAAGGATGGGAAGATATCGTCATCACCTTGGAACGGTTCCGAGAATAGAAGGGCGCCGAGATCGGCGTCCTCTAACTGCACTTCATGCGCAGGTACCCGGTCGTAGACATAAGATCGGAGTTCACCAAGAATTCCAATCCAGTTCTCTCTAGAAGAGAACCGCCCTAGGCCCAGTAAGTTAAACCACTGGGACCAAGACGACGCGCTATGTTTACTCATCCCTGGTTGAAGGAACCAGACCAGTAGACCAACTGTTGATTTCGTCGCGCGAGCGAACGGAACCATCAATCGGCTACAGGCCATAGGACCTTTACCGAGGAAGGCAGCAATCATCCCAAGGCTCGGGACAATGGAGAAGCGAGAACAAAGTTCACGAAGGGCCGCAAGCGACCCTCCAGCTACTGTGACCTCACTCAGTGAGACTCCACTAAGCGTTGATGTAGGAGAACAAAACCGCTTAGCGAACTCAAAGTGTCCATTACTAGACACGAGACTTTTATGGAGATTAATAGAGACGCCTAACTCCTGCGCAATTTCTAAATACGCAGAAGCAACGGACGAATCAATAATCACCAAATCATCTCCTAGCACTCCATAATCCGTGAACCAACCTCTCATACCGCAGCGATGAGCCGCTAATTGCACCATAAAGTGGTGTGTCAAGGCGAGCATCGCCCAGGAACTAAGAGCCCCCATAGGTTGTCCGACAGCGTATCGGACCCCAGAGTCAGAATAACGACGACTCCCGTCGACCTTTCTACCAATATGGTAGAGACGGTCGACAAGGAGCCGTTGCCATAAAGACCCCAGGCCTGGAATTAACCAGTCCACAAGGGAACTCTGTAGAAGAACTGGGAGACGATCGGTCGCAGCAGACAAATCAAAGCTATAGGTCATGCAATGGAAGGGACCCGTTTGGTTATTAAGGGACCGTGAACCACTGTTCATAGCGCTTTTCGCTCGGATTCTCTCTTGAAGAGATCCAACCAGGCGCCCCTGATCGAACGTCCCATCCTGAGGAATTATCTTCAGGATCGAGAAAACTAGTAAATGCAAAGGCCGCAAAGCCATCTGCGTCCACCAGTCTACCATTGCGAAGACTCTTACTTTACCAGGCTCATCTTTAAACCCTAAGCGACCTAAACGATCTGTTACTGTCAATGGCAGTTTAAAGATCGAATAGAATCGCCCAGAGATCTGAGATAAGCCCTCGAGAATCCGGAACAAATGTACTGGCCCTTTGACGATCTCTAAAACAGAGATCACCGTACCTCGAAGGTGGGAGTTTGATAGACTCGTCACCGAACGAAGCAAGGCCGATACACTCGTCTGGATAATCGTTTTGGCGCTCGTACCCGGCGCAGACTTTAACAGAGCTAATGCTTTAAAGGGAGGCAAGGCATGGAAAAGTTCCATGCTCACGCCAGCCTGGGAGGCAAGAGTCGAGAAAAAGACCGCGATGAAAGGGTAGTATCTGGACATATCAAGAACCGGGCCAGGAGAAATAATCGTAGAAACGGATAATTTCCCCCGATAGCCCAGCACTCTGTAAAGATTACAGAGTGTCAATACTAATCGAATCCAACCGGCATCACCCGATCGAATCAAATGTCGTACCGGAACTGGAATCCAAGAGGGAAGACCCCCCTGGAGACCGATACCAACCCCTAAGGGGCGAGTATCCGACATGGGTGAACCAGATACTAGTTTCATAATCGCCATCGCAGATACCTTGAGTCTCATGGCAAGACCCTTAATACCGCAATGACTCCGAATATGATAGCAATAACGGCAGAAAGCTACAATAAGAAGAACAATACTCGAGGACATACCACCTGTGAGAAACCGGGCCACTCTTACGAGTAGCCCGATTCCCACGTGGCTGTTGTTTCCAACAGCCTGCCAATTAAAGGCAGTTCGACTATTACGCATTATGTATGCTTTCATTACTGTAAGTAGTGATTGTTTCATAAGTGTGATAGAAGAGCGACCTTTAACCTCTCTAATCCCCAGGTCAGTGACCTGGGGGGGAGCAGGCACCCCTCGGGGGGTAGGATAGGTAAATCCGTGCAGTTCTCTTTCCTGAACTTAGCACCAGGATGCCACCCTGCTTCAGACTTAGTACCCTGAAGAATTGCTTCGCCCTCTACACTGTCTTAGAGGAGGACTGTAAGGTCCACCAATGAAAAGCATAAAGTCTTAGACCAGATCTTCTTTCAAGGAGGTCGCCCTCTGCGTTTAGGCACCCTAGCGGGTTGTCCGAAAAGCCACTGCTGCATATGCACCGGTCGCGCCTCGCATGGCACTTCCAACTGTTTGCTCTCCCTCGGCCTGTCCATCGATTAGGTGGTCTCTTTCAACTCCTATTATAAATGGGGGATCTGTTGAGGCTGTCTTCTTTTATGCACGGGCACCGAGAGCCAATGGGGAGATCAAGCTTACAAAAGCGACGTCTTACAACGAACACTTAAGTTCACTCAATCCCTACTAACTTAGCTAGGTTAGTTCGAGATGCGGAGGTTAAGCCGCA